TTATCATCAACGGTCTGGTGAACTCTTTGTATATGCGCTATGCGTATTATCAGAACAATCCAGACAAGGAATGTCATTCCTTCAAAAAGAATGTCAATCTTTTCACTTACGGTGATGATAATGCCATGGGTGTTTCACCCGCCACTCCCTGGTTCAACCACACTAGTGTGGCTCGCGAATTAGGTGAGGCAGGTATTACATATACTATGGCTGATAAGGAAGCAGAGAGTGTTCCTTTTATCCATATTGACGACACTTCCTTTCTCAAAAGAAGTTGGCGTTTTGAGGAGGATTTGGGTGGTTACGCCGCCCCTTTAGAACTTGATTCTATCCAGAAGAGCCTCATGATTTGGACACATTCCAAGACAGTCACCCCTGCGGAACAAGGTGTGGCTGTTGTGTCAAGTGCCGTACGAGAGTACTTTTTCCATGGTAGAGAAGTGTTTGATCGTATGACAAGGATACTCATTTCAGCTGTTGATGAAGCTGGATGGAGTATGTATGTCACCGATACAACCTTCCCCACCTGGGACGAGTTGGTTCGTCAATGGCACACCGCTTCTCAGAAATTGAGAAGTAATTGATTCCATATAGGGCTGTTGAAAGATGTCCTACAAAACCAAATTTTCATGTTTGTATATAGTTACCTGTAAATAATGATAATCTTAAATTATTAGCAATGGATTGCAAACAATTTCCGCACGAGCGTCCCTCGAAGTCTCTATTTAGAGAAGGGTTGCTGAAACCCACTTAGATGAACCGGAAACAAAGCGTGGGATTGCTTGTTTCTGTATATAGTCCTGCTTCACAAAATGATAATACAACGCTAGCCAGCGCAACGGCAAATATGAAGGGAATGAGTGGGATCACAAATGAAAATGAAATGATTCACTCCCAAACTCCCGCACCAGATAATTCTGTACATAATCAATTAACAACATCATTTATTGATGATAATCCTGGTGAAATGATGGCATTTGACCCAGTTTCTGACCAAACTTTTGACGATTCCGGCATGACCGATTATGAATTATCGAAGTTTCTGTCTCGTCCAGTACGGATAGCCTCGTATACTTGGACGGAGGGCAGTGGTCTTTTACAAACGTTAAATCCATGGCACTTATATTTTAATGACACTCGTATTAAAAAGAAGATCGACAACTTCGGTCTTCTGCGAGCTAATCTTCATTTAAAAATTGTTTTGAATGGTTCTCCATTTTATTATGGTCTAGCCATGTCTTCTTATGAACCTTTACCAACATTATTTCCAACGGGCAATGTGCCTGCTGGAGCTGCTACTCTTCTACATTTGACAGCGGAGTCGCAGAGACCCAAAATCTTCTTAGAGGCTGGGTACAATAAAGGTGGTGAGATGGTACTTCCTTTCTTTTATCATAAAAATTGGTTGGAAGTGAAGGAGGCGGATAATTTCACAGATATGGGTAAACTTACCATTCGTTCTTTCGGAAATCTCGAGAATGCGAATGGTGTGGCCTTGTCTAATATTGATATTACTATTTATGCGTGGGCTGAAGAAGTTTCTATTTCTGCACCCACAGCACAGTTGGCTTTGCAAAAGTCTACTGCCCTCACGTATGCTGATGACATTGATCAAGATGAATATGATTTTGATGTTGAGTGCAATATCTGTGGGGAAAACGAGCTTGAGTGTGAATGTACACTTTTAGATGTCGGAGATTCAATGATTGAAATTGCAACCAATGGAAGATCGAGAGG